CAAGCATGCAATAAACCTCGCTTAACTTTGCTTCTTTCTGCTCTTTGTTGTAAGGGTCGAAACCGTATTCATCAGAGTGGTATTTCTGTAAACCTACAAGAATCAGTTCCGGCAGTAACATGAGAATGTTATTCACGGATTCAATGCCGTCTTCCTGCTTTTCAAGGTTTGCCAGTTTCTTAATAATGTTGTTTTTTACGGTTGCTTCGTAACCAAATTTAATGTTCAGTTCCTTTTCTCCAAATTTTACTTTCAGCATATTTTATCCTTTCCCCAACATTTTGTTGGAAAGGAGCCGCCCGAAGACGGCTCTCTTTTTGCTAAATTAATGTTTCATCTACCGCTTCATCAAAGTCAGCCACGGCAGTGTTATTTGTTTCTGACTGACTTGCTATTCCCCCGTTGTCAGTGCAACGGTAGCATCCAATCCCTTGTATTCCTCAATGGTAAGATTCATTTCGATCGTCAGAAGTTCGTTCTGTCCGATTTCGGGTTGTGGAATCTGCTCGGGCGGCTGTGCAACAACAAAGAAAGATTTCTCTTCTCCGGGAATGACAGTTTCAAACCACATTCTATTTCCGCCAGTAAGAGCCTTATAGGCTGTGATAAGTGCAGTCCATTCAGCCACGGTCTCTGATGTAAAGTTGACTGTGACTGCAAAAGATCCACCAGTATCTGCACGACCTTTTACATATCTGGTGATTGCATCTTCTAACGCAGAAGCATCAATCTGCTCCGGCTCAATGCTGATGCCGCCAATGGCATTGATTCTTGTAAGTTGCTTAAAACTTGTAGGTTTTGTTCCGGTGGTTGTCTCTGTACCATATCCGAAAGTAATACCCAAAGTAGAAATTCCGGCTGCTGCCATAATTTATACCTCCTTAAATTTGCATAAAAAAATAGAGCCATCTGGCTCTAATAGTTACAATGTATCATCAGCACCTACTGTTCTTCTGAACCGTGCAGTGCTTCTGTATGTGTCCTGCGAAGTATTATTGAACTCAGGCATGGAAGTTATCTGAAATCGCAAACGCTTAAAAAGTCCAGCAACCGTAGCCATGATAGCTTCAGCTTCTTCCTGACTTTTGTTGGTTATCACATCCACCTGGTATGATGCTGTGATTCCATTAACAGAACGTGCTTCAAGGTCTTGTCCTGTCTCTGCGAACGGCATAGCATGAAAGTACACCGTAGGGAATGTAGGGTCTGACAAATCCTTGCTTTTGTCCGTCACATAAGCTTTAGGATGGCTCTGCGGTATCTTCATTTTTAAGTACGATGCAATCTTGACTTTGAAATCTGATACCCACTGATATTCATTATTTTCCATTTGATGACCTCCTTAATTCTCGAAGATCTCCTTGAAACAGAATCACATTAGGATCATTATACCCTCTGTAAATTCTAGCCATAATGGATTTTGGGTTTATCCCTAGCAGTTCTCCCCACTCTGTTGCGCATCTTGTTTCTCCATTTTTTGTAATCAAAACATTACTTGTCTTGTTTCTTGCTTGTTCTTTCATGGTTATAAAGGTACAGTTTTCAGGGCAATAATTTTTATGGACATCTATTCTTTCAATAGATAGTTTTGGATTCCATCCATTTTCCAAACACCAGTCAGCAAAAGAATGAAAATCATTCTTCCATTTTTCGCATATGCAAATACCTTTTTCTCCGTATGAATAATATCTTTCAGATTTGGGGTCATAGCATCTTTTTCGCATATTGCTCCAAACTCCGTATAGCTTTTCATAATCTTTTGAAGACATTCCATATGAATTTTTATTTAAGCATCCGCAGGATTTTGCTTTTTTAAGTTGATCGGTTCTTACATATTTTGTTTTCCCACAATCGCACTTTACTTTTACATATTTCCTGTTTTTTTCGTATTTTTCTTCTCCAATGATTACTACTTTTCCAAAACGCTGACCGATATAATAGTTCATAAATCTCTCCTTTTTTCTATAAAAAGAAAAAAGCAGGACTTATTGCTGTCTCACGACATGAGCCTACTTCTCATTAAAAATCTTTTCTGCTTCTGTTTTTACAACACTTAGCAATTCCATAGATGTGTTATACATAAATGGTCTGCTGTCCATACCTTCGCACCAATAAACTTTCCCGTCTTTGCCTTTGTAAAACCATCCATATTGACCGGATTTTAATTGCATGATGTGTGAACCACTGCCGTAATTCCATTGAACACCTTCCGGCAAAGGATATGGATATTCTTTCTTTCCACCAATGCTACCAAGAGTACCAAACTCAACGAAAAGCGCATGGTCTGTACCGGCAACCACCGACCAAACACCGCCACCCTTTACAGAGCCAACGTATTCCGCATGAATGCTTTGCAAAAGTTCTGATGTAAATATAGCATCAAGGTCAGCAATCTGCACTCTAGCAATCTCTACGCCCTTTTCTGCCAGCGTTTCTGCCAGTAGTCTACATTTATACTCTAAACTATTTTCATAGTCTCTAAGAGCCTTTACAGCCGCTTGTATGGACTTTGGGTCAAACAGGTTAATGTTGATTGTCTTTCCCATATCACTTCACCGTCTTTTGCAACAAAAACAAATCTGCTGTCAGTCCCTCATCTGCAACGCCTTTGACAACATAGTCCGCAGTCTTGCTGTCCACAAGTCCGTCATCGTCACGACCTACTTCTGACTTCTTCCAGATAACATCCCCTGCCTTAATCGGCAAATAGCCCTTGTCGGTCACAATCTGACAATACGAACTGGAATCATCAATACCAAATTCTTTTACCAGTACTTCCGACAGCTTATTACTGATGTTGGCAGAAAAAAGGACGGGTTCAGAATATCCAGTAGTTTCTCTCAAAACCACTGGAATCCTTTCTCCGTCCATCTCGATGTACTTTATTGCTCCGTTTTCGTCCCGGTCATAAATCGTGACTTTTTCTCCCTGCCGTGAGTACTTCATTTCCTGCTTGTTAATGTCAAGCATCTTTCTTCACCTGCTTGTAAATCTGATTTACACCAGTGCTTGCCAAACCGGAAACAATTCCGACCGCAATCGCATTCAGCACATCATTTGCCGGGAAATCCGGAATAACATACATTCCTACTACTCCGAGAATGCCACCGACAATGCCGACAACAACCGGGATGTAGTTATCCTTAATAACCGGAATCAGCTTCGCTCCAATACCGGCAAGATAGCAAATAACCACGATTGCAACACAAGTTCCTACCTGTGAAAAATCCATCATTCCTTACCTCCGTTCTTCAATCTTATTTCTTTGATTTCTTCATACATTTTAGTTGCCATTCCATTGCCACCAAGCGCATGATAAGCATTGTACATCTCAACAAAGTTTTCATACGCATAGCTTGGAATCTCTCCCAACTTCATGTACTTATCGTGATACTCAATAAGTTGCACACGCAAAAGAAGCATTGTTCCCTTGCTGTTCGCATCCCTATCTTTTTTTTGCTGCTTTAGGAGCCAGACGATGTAGCCTAATAAAATAGGCAGAACAATCGTATACGTCTGTAATAAAAATTCTTTCACTTCATATCTCCTAACTGTTTATTTGTTGGCACACCGCCCACCACCCTTAAAGTGTGCCGCCTGCAACCTTATTACCGGAATCCGTAACATGGTCACGCACAATCTTCTAAACCCCTCGATTTCGATGGGGTTATAAAACTTTTGCAAATGGGAAAACACCCACAAACAGTTCTTCCCGGTCTCTCCATGTTCTCGACACTCCATTCTCTGAATAGCTTGCCATGAAGTTTTCACCGGCTTGCGATCTGTCATACACGACAAGATTAACCACCACGGACTGAAATTTTTTCATATCCGCAGCAATCTTCTCTTCAGTGTAGCTTTCCGGGTACATTCTTTTTGCTCTGATGTCGGCTTCTGCTTGACTGATAAGTTGTTCCAAAAGAGGATTTTCTTCCAAATGGTCAAACACGACCTCGGAACTTTCAGAATCAATATGAAATTGTTTCAGACGGATTTTTACTTGCTTCAAAGTCGTATATTCTGCCATGTGCTACCTCTTAAAGTTCAAACTTTTCAATCAGAATCTTTTTCAGTTCCGCACCGCTGATTTCTTCCGCACCTGAGACACCGTGTTCTGCGGCTAACTTCTGCAAGTCTGCCGTAGACATACGGTTGATTTCCGTCTTAGTATATGCGGTTTCCTCCGGGATTTCTTCTTTTACTTCGGTGACGGTTTCCTCCGGGATTTCTTCTCCCGGAAGATACCATTTGCCTTTGTATTTGACTTTGTAATCAAATTTCATCAGCATACCTCCGATTAGTAGCACTTAATTACATAGGTGCTATCCATTCTCTCGTAGGAAGGAAGTACGATTTCAGACACGGTTGTCTTAGTCTGTACAGGGTCTTCAGAAACAGAAACCGCAACAGCAACACCAGTGTTCACAATAGAAACATCTGCGGTAGGCTTGCCCATCAAAGTGCGCTCTTCAGGAGTAGTTCCGTACCAAGTATTTCCAAGTGAACCGGAAGGAATCAATGTCGCATATCCATCAGGATAAAACTTGGTTGCTACACCAGATTCGTTCTTATACTGCTTAGAGTAAACAATGATATTGATACCAAGTTCGTTAGAGAAAAGTTCCTTTACTCTCGCATCGGTCATAAATACATTTGCGGTTGTATTCTGTGCAAGAACAGCACTCTTGATCTTTTTGTTCTGTTTTAAGTAGTTCATGGTCTTCTTAGAGACAATCATGATGGAAGGTCTCTCGCCAGTAGCTTCTTCTACGGCATCAATGGCTACGGAAACATCATCCATAGGATCAGAGTTCTCGGTATCAGACCACTTATCGGTCGTAGTTGTAAGTTCTGCAAAGTTGTTGGCTTTGTAGGTTCCGTTAGGGTCATAGTTATAAGCGTAGGTTACACCATCAGCCTGAATGGAAATCTTAGGAGAACCATCCTCTGTAGGTGCTAACAGCTGCATAATCATACGTTCAGGAACTACATCAGCACCTTCCACAAGAGTATTTGCATCATCAAAAATTCTGCTTAATACTTCTGCTGCGTAAGGGTCTGTGCTGTCCTTAATACGCATGATTTCCTGTTCGTCCTGTTCTTTGATAATCATAGATTCACGGAAGAATGCCATTTCTGTCTCTTGCATCTTGAATCCTTCACGGCTTCTGATAGTGGAAACTGCATCAAAATTAGATGCTTTCAGGGTAACAGGAAGTCCATTAGAAGTCTTAATCCACTTCAAATCCAGTCCCATTTTCTTCTTGGCGGGGAATAAGCCGGAACCAAGATATGCAATTTTATTACTTGCAACTTCTGTATGCACAAGTGCGATTGCTTTCGCATTGTAGGCATCTCTAATGTTCATTATTTCCTCACTTTCTACCGCTATCTTTCAGCGGTCAGCGGCTACATCTGTCTGTAGTCGGTTTCAGTTATTCAAATACAATCAGTGATAATCCTGTCTTTACACCATCGGCAATGGTAATACCTGCATTTGCGTTAGCATTTGCTTCATTTACACAGGCAAAAGCCTTAATGATAGTTCCGTTGGGGTTGCTATCGTAAACATCGTTAAGCAAAATACCTACTGCTGCATCATCGGTGCTTCCGCCATTTACTTTCTTTCCTGTCGCACTAATAGGATTACCAGCCTTGCACACACCATTAGTGAAAGCACTTGCATCCAGTTTAATAGGAACAAATAATTCACCGCCCAGCTTTCTCTTAAGAATTTCTAACTGGGTAGTTACACTTGTTTCAGAGAATTTCATTTTGTGTACCTCCTTATAAGTACTGGCTAACTACAGCTTCGGCTTCTTTGTTTGTTCCAGCTAAAGTCTTGCCAATCTTTTCAGCCGCTTTTTCGGCTTCTGTTTTTTTGTCATCTTTTCCACCGCCAGCAATTCCACCTCCAGGATTAGTAGATCCGTTTGCAATCTCCTGCTCCTTGGCTTGTGCCGCAGCAGTCTCTTTATCAGAGATAATTTTTCCGAGAACATCAAAATCAAAACTGCCGTCATCCTTTACAACCTGTGCCGCCTGTTCTGATGTGATTTTGAATTTGTCAGCCGCACTTGTACGCTGAGTTGCTAAAGTCTGTGCTTTTTCCAACTCTGCGATACGATTATTTGCTTCCTCTAACTGCTTCGCTGCCTTTTCCTGTTCGGAAAGATTTTGGTCTTTCATGGCATTAAACTCTTTTTCAATGCCCTGTAACCGTTCCAGTTCAGCATTGTTTTTGGTTGCCTTGGCATTTGCTGTCTGAACATCTTTGCCGTTTTCGGCAATAACCTTTTCAATCTGTTCATCAGTTAATCCCATTGCCGCTAAATCTTCTCTCTTCATAAATTACCTCCGTTATGTCCTACGTTTTTTTACGGTGCAACGACACCGAGTGACATTGCCGATTTGTACGCTCACGGCTTTGCGAATTTTTATAAAATAAAAACAGCTACCTATTTCTAGGCAACTGTCTTATTTTGCATTTGTTTTACAATTTCCTGTGCTTTTGCCATCTGCTCTTCCATGTTGATAATGTCAGCAGTTTTCCACAGAGCATCAAGGTAAGGTTTGGAAAGGTTGAAAGTCTTTTCACAATCTCCCCAAAGTCCAACTGTTTTGATTGCAATAAGCGGATGAATACCACACTGCAGAAGTTGCAGTAATGTCTGCGACTTGGTATACATATTATCTTGTGGACTGTGGTTAATCTGCACATCAAAATCTCTAAGAGTGATTTTCAGATCCTCTTTCTTAATGCGGATAACATTCAGCGCAACCTTGGCCAGTCTCTTCTCTGCTGTCTTAACAACCGGATCCTTAAGCCTTGCTCTTGATTTTGAAAAATCCCATCCGTTTCTCAGCTCAACCGCACCCTGCGTATCACCGCCAGTGTTTCCTTGCTTGTTCGGTATTCCCAAAATTGAAAGTGCGCTGTCTGTTAAATCATCCTTGGAAACCTGTGTCTGCGTTTGGTCAAGTTCCTGTGACATCACATCAACATCAGACTTGTTATCCTTGTTAATGGACTTTACAACCAATGCATGGTTCATTTTCATTTTTTTGAACTCTTCTTCGTCAATCTCGCAGTTTACAAATTTGTACCATGCCTGTATAAACTGTTCTATACCATCCATTCTGTTTGACTGCGTATTATTGATTGCATCCAACAGATCTATAACAAGTTCAATATCAGACAACCGCTCATGGTTGTTCGGAAATTCTACAATCGGAATACCACCAAATCCGTGAAGTTTCCATGTATCAGGAACAACCGCACTGTTTTTTATCTTACATTCATAGGATTCCGTGTAGCATAGTTTGTACCACTCGCCGTTTTCATCTTTTAATTCCTGTACCGCCAAAATCGGTTCTTCGGAACTGCGGTTGTAAATGACAAACGTGTTCAGAGGATTAGGTGCAACCACACGGATAGGCACATCTCCATTCACAATCTGTATAGCTTTGAATGATGTTCCGGTTGCCGACTGCCACTCACCAGCTTTTATGTCTTTCTCATGCTTATTTGCATCTGCTAAGTAATCATTCAGTTCATCTACTGCCTTATTTACAGCTTCATCATCTTTTCTGCTGACAAACTGAATAGGCTCTCCGTAAGTCTGACCGACCTTGAACTGTACCCACTCATAAGCATGATTCTCAACGATTTTGTTCGTTATATCCTCATTTGACAGCTTTGTTCTGTACAGTACCGGCTGATCTCCTTTGTAGTACTCCCACAAGTACTTGATAACTGACTTATTGTAATTAAAAACACCGATGCAATCACCAATAACCTTTACAATGTTGTCTGCGGTTATCTGCTCTACATCCGTATATGCAATTTTTCTACCGTGACAACCCTTTACAAGGTCTTGAAATTTCATAGTGTTCATATTTTCACCTACATAAATGTAATTCCGCTGCTCTGGTCTCTTTTGGGAAGTTTCTTGATCTCACGTTCTCCGGTCTCCGTATGGTAAACAACCATCTTATCGCAATTCCGGCACTTATATGTCTTGTCAATGTGCGATTTTGAACTGCATTCACCGACTAACCGTCCGCATCCCGGACAGTACACTCTAATTTTTTGATTAAAAATCATAAATACCTCTTTTCTGCGCACAAAAATACCGCCCTTGCTGATAAGAGCGGTACTTCTGTAGTCTTCACATGATCTGAGGAGGAAATGAAAAATATCTTGGAATCTTTCTGCATCTTAATAGTATCACGGAAAAATCGGACATATCGGACAAGTTTAATTTGCCATGTAACGATCGAATGCTTTTCTTACGCTATCCTCTGTGTTTCCACCACCGATTCTATCAGCAACCTTGTTCCATGATAATTTTTCAATAAATCGTAAATTGATGATCCGTCTTATACGACTGTCCTGAACGCTTGCAATAAATTCTTCGACTTCATTATTTTTTTGCAGTAAATCGTCCTCTAAAAGCTGTAAAGTAGCCTTTCTGGAATAAAGCAGTGTCCGTTTTCTGCTGTACTCCGGATAAGGGAATCCTTCAATACGAAAATGTTCAGTGCCACCGCATCCACCTGATACGCTGTCAACAACATTCCCATCAGATTCAATTTTTCTGATATCCGATTCAAGTTTTTTAATCTTCTGCTGTACTTCTTTGATTTCTTCCTGTAAATCTATGTATTGAGACAAAACATCTTTAGTCACCATAATCAATACCTCCGTCCGAAAGAGAATGGGTTTTGAATTGCTTCTACTTTTGCTACCCTGTTTCCGTTTGTAATTCGCAATGCAAAGTTTGAAAATACATCAGGCACATCATCTAACTGTTTTTTCCCTGAAACAGAATACCTTTTCAGTAACGACATCATTACACCGTATGGTTCGTTAGGCTTATACAATGATGGATCTTTGAATATTACGTGTTGTAAAATCCAGTTAGAGCACTGGAAAATTCTCGCTTCTTTGTTTGTTTCTGTCGGTGTGTCTGTGATGTTGCATATCCATCCTTTGCTCTCTACACGCTTATTTACTTCCATTGCCACACGGTCACCGCCGGCATTACGCTCAAATTCGCACTCTTGTACTTTATTATTAACAAGTACATTTGCAGCATTTTCATACTGCATCTCATAATCCGCAGTATTGTCGCAAACAGCATCCACGCAGTAATAATCTTCTCCGTACTTTTGCAATACCGGAAGAACAAAAAAGTCGGTTCCTTTTCCCTTGGTATCGCATTGCCCGGTAATAATTTCCGGTTCCCCATGTGGCAGATTAAGATAACGTCTGATTTTTTCTTCCGGAAATAACAATCCCTCACGTTCAATAGGCTCTTGCTTGTAAAGACACCTATAAGAGATTTCATCCATGAGTAATTGTTGATCTTCAAAAAAAGCAACCGTAAATCCGGAAAATTCGTAGTCAAAATTGCTTAATCCTGTTTTTGGGTCAATATCCGGAACTGCAATTACTTTTACTCTCGGATTCCCTTCATACATATTTTGGATCCGACCGATTACATCATTTACGCTCCACCTGGTAGCAATATGGATCTCTTTGCAATTCTTTCCGTCAGTATCTTGTGTCTTTCTTTGTCTTGCATCTACCGCATACTTGTCCCACAGTTTATCCAAAATTATAGGATTCATAGCTTCTTCGATGCCACCGATCATGTCATCTACGAACAAAAACTTTGATGCACGTACCTTACCAGCATTTTTACTTCCTACGGATGTGCACTGAACGGATGGAAATGGTTTATATTTGCCGATGTTAAACTGCTCCATTTTTGCGTTAGTACTGGTAACAGAAAGATTTGGGAAAATTTCATTCCAAGTGTACTCTTCAGAATTTGTGCAAATATCGTACACACCGTCATAGTACATACGTGTAATATCTCCACTGTGAGAGTAAAAAAGGTTGAAATCTCTCGGAAACCATCCGGCAACCAATGCATTTAGCATTTTCTCGACCGTGGTTTTTCCAGCACCAGGGATAAGAGATACGCAGAGGATGTCGTATATATCATCAATCATGCCTTGAATGGCATCCATGAGACCGATTTTAAGAAATTGCTTTCTACGTGGCATATAGAACCGCTCTCTAGGTTCTCTTTTCTTTTCCAAGTATCGGTAGGCACTGTCCACAACCTTATTTTGTGCTTCTAGTAGAAGAACATCGTAAAATTTATCTGTCAAAGAATAGTGCGTCTTGTTTGCAAAGGAATACTTTTCCAAATCCCATATGGTTCCTCCGGTTTTTTCCATGCAGAAACGCTCTACAATGCCTTTAGAACGGTTTGTTATCTGTAAGCCATAAGTTATATCTTTTTCACCGTTTATAGCCACTCTGCAGGCTTCTATATACGCATCAATGACCTGTTCATCAATCCCTTTGCGCTGTATGTAATTGTCATAGCTGTTTACTGCCGATATAAGGCTCTGACTTGCCAATATAAAAGAGCCTCCTTCCCTAAAATTTTGGAAATTTGGCTCTCTGCGTAGGCACTATACGACTGGTGCTCTTGAAAATATTCTATTTGCTATGCTAAGCAGTCCAAAACACAACATAACACATATGGTTTGTGTCAAATGTTATACTGATAATTTGTTCTGCGCTCTTTAATTCTTCCCAATCCTGGTCATTTTGCAGAATGGCTTGATTTATATCATTAAGGTTTTTGCAATATTGCCATTTCACCAACTTTGCTTGATTCATAAATTATTTCACCCCAATTCTATTGATTTTACCGCACTTCGGGCATTTGATTTC